GTCCGACGGGTCAATCATGATTGAGGATTCAGCGAGTGGGATGTTCTCGTTCAATCTGACGACGACGGACACGGACTTTAACTTAGAACCAACCTATGAGCGGCCCGCAGTATGCCGCCAAGAGGCGCGGATTATAGAGGGCGAGGATGAGTATGTCGGCGCACGCGGCAGGATATTCGTTATGCCTTCGCAAACGTAGGAGCAAAACATGATACACAATATTAAGATTATAACTCCGCCGGAGAACTTTCCTCTTGAGTTAGACGATGCGTTCAACATGCTCAAACTCGACATATCGAATCCGGCTTTATTAGACGAAAAGACATTAGTTCAGGACTTGATTGAGGCGGCGACTCTGAAGATTGAGCGGTTCATGGGTCGGGCATTAATCACGCAAACGCTTAAGATGATCGTGACTCCTGAGATGAAACCGACAATAACGGCAGGAGTTAAAACATTCTACTATGAGAACCTTCCTGAGACCGTTAGATTGTGGCGTCCTCCGTGCCAAGAACTCCATTCAATCAAAGTTATCTCGCAAGACCTGACTGAACAAATCGTAATACCCGGGGTTTACAACGTCAACATTAATCAGGAACCCGCAGTTGTCCGACTTAACATGGGTTCGTATTGGCCTTTTGTAATCAGAGGATGGTATGAGATCTGTTATGAGGCCGGATACGGGGATACAAAGGATGACGTTCCAAAAGACATTATACACGCGATTCGATTGACCGTTGCTCAATGGTATGCGTCGCGTGAGAACTTAGACTATACACTGCCGACTCAGGCAGTTGACTTGATAGATGACTACACGGTCGACGTAGGTGATCTGTGAATTTGTTTCCTAAAGGAAACATCAAGGGGTAAAAAAGATGCCGCTTCCGAAATTCAAATGGACTGAGCAAACTCCGGGCCTTGGAAACAATTGGTCAAAGATGTGGAATAAGATCACAGTTCAACGGCAGAAGGGAACGGTCGATGCGGCAGGAGGAACGCCGCCCGATTGGGTCGACTATATCGTTGGCCATGATGGGAACGGGATCTATACAGAGATACAGGAACCGACCGCCGAGGACGCGATTCTCGCACTCGAATCGCAGGTCAGGATAACACACAAGATCAAGGTTCGTTATGATGCGAGGATCAAAGAGGATATGCAAATCACATGGTATAGTGAAGGGCGTTATCATAAAGCTAGGATTCACACGGTCGCGGATCTTAATTACGAACACCATTGGATGCTTCTCGATTGCGTAGAACAAACGACACAGGCGGAGGCGTATCTTTAATGGCAGGGCAAACGGCGACATGCGAACTGACGCCCGAATACAGGGCAAAGATGGCACTCGCAGAGCAGAAGATCAAGAGGCAGGTCGTCGATGATCTCAATCATTATGCCGTGCAATTGGCAAGTAACCTCAGAGCGGGAGCGCCGAAGGATACGAACGCATTGCGAGGCGGGATTCATCCCGAGATGGCAACTGAGGAAAATCCCGTTGTCACGATTGTCTCAAATGTAAACTATACAAAGGCGGTCGATCAAGGATCACGACCTCACTTCCCGCCGGTCGCAGCACTTATCGGATGGTCACGACGTCACAAATGGCCCGGCGTCGTAGATAGAAAAGCCTCAAGGAAGGCGTTTGCAGAGAAGCAGGTCGCATACAAACTGAAACCAAAGGGCGCAAAGAAGCACTATGCGGACACGAAAATTATTCAAAAGCATGTGCATGTTTCAAAAGGAGCGGCAGAGAAGAGCAAAGGTGGGGAGATGACGGTCGAGGCACAGGCGTTCCTTATCGCAAGGGCAATCTCGAAACGTGGCGGCAGGAAGCATGAGTTTATCGAACCCGTGATGAAACCTGCAAAGGCGGAGATCATAAGGATCTGTCAAGCGTCTTTGGGGAAGGTGAATCTATGAGGGGAGATATGATTAAAAAGTGTGCTCAATGGGATCTCAGAGTCGTGTTCAGGTCATTGCTTAACGGGGCGATAACACTTAGAGAAGCACCCGTTCCTGTATTCGAGACGATCCCGAAAGGCATGCCACTACCATATATTGCACTCACCGGATGCAGGGCGTCAAATGGGGATACTAAATCCACAATAGAAGATGATTATATTCTTGACTTAGAAATCTTCACCGACTATGGCGGGACGATGGATAACGTCGCAATTCTAAGTGCAGTTTATGAAGTGATTTCAAATGCGTGGAATAACGAAACGCTACAATTCCCGGAAGGGTGCAACTTTTGCATAACGATGTTTTGGTTTGGTGATGAGGAGACAATTCTTATGGCCGAGGCAGGGCTTGCGAGGAGAATCAAAGAGGAACTCGAGGCCTCGAAACTTGCGTTAATGCTGAGAGTAAGACAACTGCGATAAAGCGGGGGTGGTAGATGGATGGCACGAAAGAAACAAACAATGGAGATGGATGCGATTCCAACGCCGATCGAGGACAAACCCTCAAGTGATATGTGGGCTCTTTATAACCTCGTTGGCAACCGACTTGAGGAGGAAGGAATCGTGGTTAATGGAAGTCCTCCCGAGGTAGAGATACAGAATAATTTTGTTGACAATTGTATGGCGATGATCCCGCAAACGACCGGAGAAGGCCCCGCATACTCACCGTTTAATTTTACGGCGCGTATAACGTGCGTAGTCGCAAAAGGCTATGAAACCGGAACCCGGCTTGAGATCCTTAAAGATGCGGTGAGAGCAGCCTTCTCAAAGGAGCCGCTTGTATTGCGGAACTTCAAGATCTCCCCGGTAGTCGTCGGCGAGAAGGATACAAGAGATGTAGGGGTTCGGAAATCCGAACTCACGGTCGTTATGAAGGCCGAGAAGATTCTTAAAAAGAGGTAAGGTGATAGAACATGGTGAGTTGTTATCCAACAACCTATGAGAACGGAACAGATACGCGACTCTATGTTGACGCGAATCTGAGTGGCGTCCCCTCATGGTTAAAGATGAGTGGCGAAACTACGAGCAAGATAAGCATAAAACCCGTAGCGGCAGAGGCAACGAACAAGGATTCGTCAGGTGGACTTTCGATGCCCGTCGGTTACGATTGGAGTATGACCGCAGAGGCACAGTGGGATCTTGATGACCCTGCACAAATGCTTCTAAGGGCAATGCCAATGGCACTCGAACTTAGGCGCATCGCATGGAGACCCAAGGGTTCTGCGACCGGCTATTACGGGTATGCTTCGATCGGATGGGATGCTGACGCAACGCAGCGAGCAATCACGAAACTGACGCTGACCATCAACGGATGCGGCGAAATAGCCTATGCGTGAGGAGTGAAGACAAATGGTAGCGCCAATCGTCTATACAACTCACGACATAGTCCTCACGGGCCTCGACCTGACAACGCTTCTCGCGGGATCTGCAGCACCTCTCGCAGAAACGCCGTCAGGAGTAGCGAACGGCGATACGTTTGTTAATACAGGCCGCGAGATATTTGTGCACATCAATGGTGACGGAGCGAATGCAAAGACAGTGACATTCAGCGAGAAGGCGTGTTCCTATGGAGTTGAACACGACCATCTTGTCACAACGCCAGCGAACAAGACCTATCTATACGGGCCGTTCCCGACGGAGGCTTACGGGACGTCAATCCCTGTTGCCTATGGCGGGACCGGAGCATTGACGAACGTCAAAGTCTTAGTGGTTCGGCTTCCGACGATGAGTTAGGGGTGAACAAAACATGGTAGATCCAACCGATATTACTCCGCAAGTCTCAACAGTGACGGACTCGACGGCAACGGTTCCTCCCGAACCTAATACAGTCGGGTTAAACGCCGCCCCTTATACACTTGCGGGGAATGACTTAACGAACGGAATCTCGTTTCTGAATACGGGGCGCGAAGTTGTGTTACTGCGCAAGTCCTCTGTAACTGAGTTAGTCGTGACTGCGATATGCGCGACCGCTTGTTCTCAGGGATACACGACAGAACATAACGTTATCGCGCACGTTCAAGACGGGAGCGTAACGCAAACGTGGAAGGTTCTCGGGCCGTTTAAGAAGTCCGAATACAATCAAACAACGGCGGTAGGACACCTCCCGAACCGGGTGATTCTCACCTTTAGCGGCGGGACCACTCTTATCGAGTGTATAATTCTACAAGCACCGACCATTGGAGATTAAACGAATTGAAAGGAGTATAAGAACGCATCAACATGCCGAATCTGTTTAAAGGGGAAGTTGAGATCAATCTCAACAAAGCGATTAGCAAGAAACTGATTAAACCTCATGGTAAGGTTTACCTCAGGTATAACATGGCCACTATCGGAATGATGGAGCGGACGTTCAAGAAGGAATACGGAACGGACACTTCGATCTTTGAGATCCTGCGCAGAAATCGTGAGAACCCATATCAAGTGAGCGTGGATGAGACCACGATCATGCTCGAATACGGCCTACGCGATCAATTCCCGACGATGAACTATGAACTCGCGGCGGCAATCCTCGATACGCAGGATATCATTCGAGTAGTCAGCAAACTTATGGAAGCCTTGAACATCGCATTCGAGGGAAGTATTCCGATGGAGACTGAACCACTTGAGGACGTTGCACCCGAGGAACTCGGAACGGCAGTTGAGGGGGTCGCAGGAAAAAAGTAGAGTCGTTTGAGGAGTGGATTATCGAGATGATGCCCGTTGCGTTCGGGCCTTTGTGCCTGACGCACGATGCGTTTTTCGATCTAACACCATTCCAATTTCTGCAACTCCATAACGGATGGGTCGAACGAGAGCGGAATAATGTAATAAAACACACTCAAATCTTGCTTCTGATTCGCAACGTGAATCGGGGCGAGAATGATAAGGAACTGAAACTTGGCGATATACTCCCGTGGTATGATGACTATGTTGGAGAAGACAACAAGGAGCCGGTTGCAAAGGA